TCATCAAGGACAGTAAAAATCAAATTAAATACCTGCAAAAAGGAAGGTATACGGACGTGGATCTAACTTTAATAGGTCAAGCCGATGGAAGACTTTCGGCATCAAAAGATTTTTTAAGGCTATTAAAAGATAACGAGGAAAATACCCCTAATGCCTAAACGGAAAATGTTATAATAAGTTAAATTAATAAATAAGGATAAAACATTATGAACGATAAACCCCTAATAAGTAGACTAGCTAAAATCTATAAAGAAACTCAATACACTTATTTTGTGTCCGATGAATTTGGACAAACTGTTTTAGAAGGTGTAGACGAGTTGACCGCTAGAATGTACGCTATGAAGGACGAAGGATATTCTATAGGACGCGATGAAGAGCACGTAAGGGTATTAGATGATGATACCGCTATAAGCTATGAAAATAAAGATGTACTATCCGAGGAGGATCTAAATGAGTAACCCTAATAATAATAAGAATTTTAATGATGAAGCCCTAAAGATTAATCGGGCTTTAAAAAAAGAAAATGACGCTTTAAGTGCAATTGTAGATGAAATTGAAAATTTTCTATTAAACATTAATACTCAATGGGAAGATAACAAACAGTCTGAAAGACTGCAAGATATGATACTAAAGGTGAGGAGCAGGGATGCGATGTAAATGTTGCGATAATGTCTTAAATGAATCTGAATCTAAAGCGAGAGAGTCTAAAGATAAAACTAAATTTATAGATCTATGTAACGTCTGTAGGTACTACTCTAACCCCTATACGTGGCTTTCAGATGAAGAGATTATAAAAAAAGAAGATATTATAGTGGACAACGATAAGTAATTAGTTTAAAATATTACCATAGATTAAATTAAAGTGATAATCATTATAGTTAACACTTTAGAATCTTTAACCTAAGTTGATCTTAAGAGGACGAATCAATTTAGGTCTTTCAAAGTCCTTAAGGAAAAAATAATTATGATAACTGAAGGTATAGCAAAGTATGTCTATTTAGATAGCACTGAAAAATTCAATGGTGAAGATACTGAAAAGTATACTTTGACCGTTGCTCTTGACGATAAAAATGCCAAGGCACTAGAAAAAGAAGGCGTAAAGGTTAGGACCATTAAAACCGAGGATGGAGGGTCTTACAAAGCGAGGAAATTTTCTACGCGCTATAAGTTAGATTTTGATATGATCAAGACTGACGATGGTGAAGCCATAGGTACTGATTTTGGGCCAGAGTCTAAAGTAAGTGTCTTATGGAAGGCAGGACAAATTCATCCAACCCACGGCCTAGCTACATATCTTACGGCCATTAAAGTAACAGATCGTACTGAAGGCTATAAGTCTGCTGATGACGAGACGAATGAGTTCTTTAATTAACCCTTCTACTTTTGTAGAACATCAGCCCTGCCCTGCTTGTAGAGATACAGGCGGGGATAGGTCAGGTGATAACCTTTCGATCTATTCAGATGGACACGGTTATTGTAATGCTTGCGGACACTATGAAAAAGGTACGTCTACAGGCACGGTTAACTATAAGGAGCAAACAACAATTATGCACCCTACAATCACACCACGGGGTACTAAAGGATCTGCAATTAAAGACAGAAGAATTTCAGGGCACATAACGGCTAAGTTTGGCGTTACCGTGAGTTACAACAAAGAAGGTAAGATAGACAAACACTACTATCCATACTTTGACTCTAAAGATACAAATAACCTTATCGGTTATAAAGAGAGAACTGTCGCGACTAAAGAATTTCAGATCATTGGTACTAATAAAGGAGCAGGGCTATTCGGACAAGTAGCTAACAGATCAGGAGGTAAATATCTAACAATCTGTGAGGGCGAGTTAGATGCACTATCTATAAGCGAAATGTTTGACGGTAAGTGGCCCGTAGTATCTCTAAAGAACGGATCTAATTCCGCCTCTAGAGATGTTAAAGATAATTTAGAATACATCGAATCTTTCGATAATGTTGTATTATGTTTTGATCAGGACACCGCAGGCTTTGAGGCTGTAAAGGCCGTACAGGATATTATATCTGTTGGTAAGCTGAAAGTTTGTAAGCTACCTATGAAAGATGCTAGTGATATGCTAGTTAACGGAAAGATCAAGGAGTTTACTAACGCTTGGTGGTCTGCTGAATCTTACACGCCTGCAGGAATTATTAAGGGCCAAGATACGTGGGAACATCTTTTAAAAGACGAGAATCTTGCTAATATTGATTATCCTTGGAAAGGTCTTAACAGTCTAACCTATGGATTTAGGGCTAAGGAATTAGTAACTATTACTAGTGGCTCAGGTATGGGAAAAACTAGCGTTGTCAAGGAGTTAGAGGCTTATATACTTGATAAGACTGATGATAACCTTGCAATTATTCACTTAGAGGAATCTATCGAGCGTAGTGTTAAAGGTTTAATGTCTATAGAGGCTAACCTTCCGATACATATACCTCAATTTGAAAAGGAACTAAGCCTTGAAGATAAGAAGGCTTTATGGCAGAAATCGGTAGGTGATAAGAACGTATATTTTTATGATCACTTTGGTAGTATGTCGGAAGACTCATTATTAAATGTAATTAGAACTTATGCTAAATCTTTTGATTGTAAGTGGATCGTATTAGATCATTTGTCTATTGTCGTATCGGACCAAGATGGTGTTCTAGACGAGCGTAAGGCAATTGATGCCATTATGACTAAGCTAAGGAAGATAGTACAAGAGACAGGAGTAGGCTTATTCCTAATATCTCACTTAAAACGACCACAAGGTAAGGCACACGAAGAAGGTGGTCAGGTGAGCCTATCAGAGCTTAGAGGTAGTGCCGCAATCGCCCAACTTTCTGACATAGTTATAGGCCTAGAACGTAACCAACAGGCAGACGATCCTATAATACGTAATCAAACTACATTACGCGTTATCAAGAATAGATTTTCAGGATTAACTGGTAAGGCTTGCAGATTACAGTATGATAGTGATACTGGAAGACTAACGGAGGTAATGGAAGATGCCGAAGGCTTTTTTTGATATAGAAACTGACGGGCTCAACGCTACTAAGGTGCATTGTATATGTGCTATGCTAGATAATGACGAGCCTACTGTTTACAATTTTATAGGAGGAGAAGCAAATGGACTTTTTAGAAAATGGTTGGCATCGGAAGATGTTGACACTCTTGTTGGACACAACATTATTGGTTTTGATATTCCTGTTCTGCGTAGGATTACTGGGATGGATTGGTCTTTTAATTTACGGGACACTCTCGTTCTTTCACGACTACATAACCCTAGCCTTGATGGTGGACACAGTCTAAGATCTTGGGGCGTAAGGTTAGGTAACTATAAAGATGACTATCAAGGTGGTTGGGAACAGTATAGCCACGAGATGTTAGAATATTGTAAGCAAGATGTTAGGGTTACTAAAAACTTATATCAACATCTTTCTGATCAAGATGAAGAAGCTATAGATATAGAACATCAGACGGCTGAAATTATTAAGACGCAGACCGACAACGGTATGATACTTAATGAGGAACGTGCTTATGAATTACTGTCCGAGATGAAGGAAAAGGTACTAGACATAGAGGACGAGGTACACGAAAGATTTAAACCCCTACCTGTATGGGTTGAGTTAGTACACCCTAAAGACAAAATGAAGAATAAAGATGGTACTATATCTAAACGCTATCAAGCGCAGTTAGATAAAGGCGCTCATTTTAATGCTTGTGATTGGGGATATTTTGAATACCCTGAGTTTAATCTTGGCTCACGTCAGCAGATAGCTAAGTATCTTCAGCACTTCGGGTGGAAGCCTAAAGCGTTTACTGATAAAGGTAATGTTATTGTTGATGAAAAGATACTTAAATCTGTAAGGATACCTGAAGCGCAGTTGATCGTTGATTACCTAACAATTACCAAGCGTGTTGCTATGGTTAAGAGTTGGGTTGAAGCTATTAATGAAGATACAGGTAGAATACACGGTAATGTTAATTCTTGTGGTGCGGTTACAGGACGTATGACACACTCTAAGCCTAATTGTGCTCAAGTCCCTGCGACTAGGCACGATA